GGAACCCTGGAAAGTCCCTCCCGTAAAGGCAGCTCCCGTGAATCCCGTGGAGGCGGTGATTGTTGTCCCACTTAGTGTGGAACCCTGGAAAGTCCCTCCTGTAAAGGCGGTTCCTGTGAATCCCGTGGAGGCGGTGATTGTTGTCCCACTTAGTGTGGAACCCTGGAAAGTCCCTCCCGTGAAGGCGCCTCCGCTAAATCCAGTTGCCGACATCGAACCACCGAGAGTAATTCCTGAAAAATACGCCTGATCTGCGTAAATATTAGTGGTTGTAACTGTGTTTGAGATATATGCATTTCCAAGAACATATAAAGTTGTTGTGAGGCTTGGAGTTGTTGTAATTGTTGGACCCATGTAGACTGGTGCCAGAAGTGACTGCCCCGACGTAGAATACATTTGGAAACGCGTCGTTCCATAATTCACTATCAAAGAATTGGCAAGACTTTGATTTGCAAGAATCATATTTTCACTTGCATCCTTGGTGAGACTCACGCCATTTCCAGCACCTATCGAAGTATCTGAAAGGTTAATTGCGACAGAAGTTGCGCCGGTTGCCCCAATCTCGAGTTGACTTGTTGGAGTTGTCATGTTGAGACCTATCCGACCGGTATTGGTCATCAGGAGAGACCCTGAATCACTCACAAAATTTACTGGATTTTTACCGGTCAGGGCTGTTACACTTAAAGAGTTTGCCGAGACGTTACCCGTTGTTACCGAGTTACTCACCGCCAGATTACTCAAGAGACCTACACTTGTGATATTGGGTTGAGCTGCATTTACAACTGAATCTGCTAAAGGAACAGCGCCGACTATACTGGAAGAATTGATATTGGAAAGACCAGATGCATTTCCAGAAAAGAGCCCTGCGGTGAGTATCCCAGATACTGAAAGGCTTGTTAGGGTTCCCACACTGGTGATGTTCACCTGAGCAGGATTGGTAACCACACCAGCTGTAGCGACAGTTCCCGTCACATTTGCAGCGCGAAGATTCGCAATTCCCGATCCGTCAGAGGTTATTAAAAGTCCTTGGACATTCAGACCAGTAAGCGTTCCCACGCTGGTGATGTTGGGCTGAGCATCTCCTGAGACTACAAGAGCCACGTTCGCCCGTGCTACGTTACCCACCAGGTTGGATGAATTTATGTTTGAAATTCCTGAACCGTTGGAGACTATGACTAAACCCTGGACGTTTAGGTTAGAGAGGATTCCCACACTGGTGATGTTGGGCTGGGCGTTCTGGGTAACCACCTGAGCCGCATAAACAGTCCCAAAAATATTTGATGAATTTATGTTTGAAATTCCAGACCCATTTGAGATGGTTGCCAGACCCTGGACGTTGAGGTTTGAGAGAACCCCCACGGAGGTTATGTTGGGTTGACCGGCAACCGTGACTGACGCCGCAGTTCTCACGGTCCCATTTATGTTTTGAGAGTTTAGGTTTGTGATAGCGTACCCGTCGCCCGAAATTTCTCCTGAAACATCCAGTTTGACGAGAGTTCCCAGACTTGTGATGTTGGACTGGGTATTCCCTGAAACTGTCAGTGCAACGGTCGAGTTTGCCACGTTTCCAGTCACGTTCGACCCGTTAATGTTTGAAATTCCTGAACCGTTGGAGACTATCAGAAGTCCCTGAATATTGAGACCTGTGAGGGTTCCCACACTGGTGATGTTGGATTGAGAAGCCTGTGAAACCACCAGAGCAACGTTCGCCCTTGCTACGTTTCCAGACACGTTCGACCCGTTAATGTTTGAAATTCCTGAACCGTTGGAGACTATCAGAAGTCCCTGAACATTGAGACCTGTGAGGGTTCCCACACTGGTGATGTTGGGCTGGGAAGCTCCCGAGACGACCAGAGCAACGGTCGAGTTTGCCACGTTTCCAGTCACGTTCGACCCGTTAATGTTTGAAATTCCTGAACCGTTGGAGACTATCAAACGTCCCTGAATATTCAGACCGGTGAGAGTTCCCACGCTGGTGATGTTAGGCTGAGAAGCCTGTGAAACCACCAGGGCAACGGTTGAGTTTGCCACGTTTCCGCTAAGACTTGATCCACTGATATTGGAAAGTCCGGAAGCGTTTCCAAAAATATTTGAAGCATAAACAGAGTTCATATTTGAAGTTCCATAGACGTTCAGGGTATTTAGACCAAAAATAGTGACTGTGTTGGCAAAGAGGTTATTAACATTCATGGTTGTGACATTTGCCGTCCCAACCACGAAAAGGTTCGAGCCTGTTGGGGGGTCATTCAAGGTTCCGATAGAGACTCCGTTCGCCGTGGCAATGTTAAAGAGACTGGTGGGTATCCACTGGGTCTGAACATTGACGGCGTTTGTAACAGTTCCATACTGATCAATTATAAGTTGAGGAACGTTTGACGCACCACCATATATACCAGCAACAACTCCCGTTATTGGAAGAACTGTATTACTCAATGTTCCTATGTTTATACTAGATGCATTAATATTGAAAATATTTGATCCATCTCCTGAAAAATAAAGAGCATTTGCATAAGTGAAATTTGCAAGTAAATTGCTTGAGAGAGTAATAGCTTCTACTGTGTTTACATAGAGAATGTTTCCAAAAACAGCTCCACCATTACTTCCTGATACATTTCCAGTATACACAGTAACTGTGACTGGGGAAGCGACAGTTACGGTAGATCCTCCTCCACCTCCACTGCATCCATTCGTGATGCTGTCTCCACCCATGGTTATCTAGCTTTTACCGAGATTATTATGAGTAAACCAAGAAGAGCAGCACCGGCTATTAAAATTATTTGCATCTTTTGGTCGTTCCCTGAGTCCCACGGGACTGGCTGGGGGAGACTGAGTGGTCTACTAGGGTCCTCATCTGGTACATGGACAGTTTTGAAACGTAGGATGAACATGTTCCTCCCAAGATCAATAGGTGGACTGAAATTATTATCAACAAAAACGTTCCCGTTGTTTGGCTGGCGCCATGTGATTGTCAGACGGTCCAGTTTGTCGATGCGTGAAGGAAAATCTTGGAGGATTCGGTAATTTGCGTTGTAAAATTCACCATTATTCACCACATTTGACGATGAGTAAATGTTTCCGAATGCATTGGTAGACGTCTTCACTGGAATTGTGGCAAATGAGCCATAAAAAGCGTTGGCAGTCGGGACGGTTTTCACGAGCGCATCGGCGATGAGATTTCTTGGGGTCCTGAGTTCTGTTATATCCAAAGTCAGATACTGCGAACTGTACACGTTCGGCAACATTGCCGAAAGAACCTCAACCTTGATGATATTCTGGATGGGGGTCGTCAGGTACAGAGTATATGAATTTGAATTTGGAAAAAGGGTTTGATTCCTGTTATCGGAATCGACATAGACTGTGTAGTCCATTTAATACTTGATTAGTATTTATTTACATGATTGGTAAACCCACACGATCAGGGTACAGGCACACGTTGGGCTTGGAGCAGGTAATCCGGAGAGTCATGTAGGTCGGACCACCGACAAAGTCATTCAGGTTCCCGATCGCCGTGTAGATGTTGACGGTGAATTTCTCAATTTGACGAATTGGCTCTATAAACGGAGTCTCGGCTGGGAAAAAGTCATTTATCGTAAATATCGTTCGGTGACTCGTTATGGAACCTTCTTGGGTTGGAATAAACAAGACGGAGGTTGCGAGCTGTCCCACGTTATTTGCTGTGATCAGAGATGCTGCACCTTCCGTCGATATATTTCCTGCAACCTGAAGTCCGTATTGAATATTTGTTCTGTCATTAAACTTGGACTTGAGTTCCTCAATATTCAGATAATATCCGCCTGATGAAGTCACGGGAGTGTTGGCATTCCCATGGAATGAAAGTGACAGGATCTCAGCTTTGATGACGTTTCGCAAAGGGATGTTCATGTAGCCGACGAAGCTCGCATTTGAGCTGGCACCGACTGAATCAACACGGATCGTGTACACCTCAGTGTCGCACATATTACTTTAATCTTCTATTTTTTTAGAGTCTACTTCTCCAGCAGGGAACCGCCGACGCCGCCGGCAATGGTATAGTCGCGCATCTGGTCACGGACCATGGAGGAGCCGCCGCACAGACCACCTGGGGTCAGACCCACGGTGTAATAGTCAGAAGACTCCGAGGGACCTGGCACACAGTCTACACGATCCTTCAGGGAGAAGATGTCACCGTTCGTCTGGCGAGCGGCTGGACCGGCATTCACCAGCAGGGGGGAGGGCTCGTAGCCGCTCTTGCTCCCCTGGACAACCAGAACCAGGATAGCCACGAGCAGACCAACGATGATGGCGTGGATGAGCATTTTTCCAAACTTGATCTTCATTTG